TCCTATAGCCCAATATCCGCTCGGGTATGCAACCAACAAACCCACCATTACCGCATCTAAAGCTTCTTTAAGTAACACCGCAACGGCTATGACCGCTAACGCCCCTGCCGTAGCTATTGCTACCTTTGCAGTAAATATAGCCGTGAAATACGCAACTAAAGAAGCAATCGCTGTACTAATCCAACCAATTACTATAGGGATAAATGGCATTAGTTAGCCCTCGGCCTAGACACAAACCAAATCTGGTAAATTGACATCGCAGTAATTATATACAGAACCCATTCTAAAAAATTATCCCTGAACGGTGTATACCATTGGCAATAATCAATAGTTTGATTCATCCCTCGCCAATTTAAATCTATATTTTGACATCCTTGTAAATCTAAAGACCAATCCCATTCATAAGATACCCCAGGCGATTCACCACTACCTATATTCTCTATCGTTTCCTTTAACGCACCATAACCAATTTTTTCAGCATCCAGTGTTAATTCTTCTAGACTAATTTCGTCCTGAACATCTTCATCAACTGTAACTGTTTCTGAATAATTATCTGGAGTGCTATTGTTATAATTTCTTACTGTTATTATCGTTGTTCCGTCGGGTTGTGTTTCTGTTGTCGTTGTCGTTGACGTTCCGTCTCCATTATCTACTGTTTCATTTTCTATCGTTCTAGTAGTTGGGTCCGGCTGTGGTGTTGGATTAACTGATTCTCCACTTACTTCATCTACACAAATCGTTTCACCATTAAATGTTCCCATAGTTTGATTGGGACCGCAGGTATCAACCGGAACTGTTGTTGTTCCTTGTATATCCCCTTGTCCTGAACACTCGAAACCATTTATATAGTAATTTCCTTCAGCATAATAATATTTTACGCCATCCACCAGTGCTTCATATTTCGGTGAACTTCCTTCAAAACTTACCTTGCAACCATCATAACAACCTGTAGCAAATGAATACGAACTAGATACTGTACCTATTTCATATATCCCTGAACTTATTACCTCAAATTCCCTTTCCTGACAAACGTCTATTTCCTCGCACAATCCACTAACAGGGTTGTCTTCATATCCATCCGGGCAATACGGCCCAGGACTGCAAAAATGGTATTGATGTTCATGAGGTTGATACCCAGTACCTGAGCCACTTCCCTCTATCCACATCTTTGCAAACGGTTGGTCAGGAGCAACACATTGAATGGAACTGCTAACCGTTCCCTCGGTAAAACATTTACCTTCATCCTGAATCCCCCCGGGACCTGCGGCGACACACGCAGCATGAGAAGCTGTATAAGCCTGCTCCTGAGTGTAATACGTTCCATGGTCAACATTTATATACGCGTGGACCACATTAAAAAAGCCTGCACCCGACAGGAGGATGCAGGCTTTCACCACGGCTTTGACGTTGTACACCGCCCGAGCCCTGATTAGGTTGCGGCGCTGGTAAACTTTTTGACCAGCTTGAATCCGATAACCGCGGCGAGCACGATCGCCAGGATACCGAAAGCATACGGCAGCACGATAGCAATATCGGCCGTAATCTCGGTAGTGATTGGGGCCAGATCAGCAGCAGCAACGGCAGCATTAGAACCCTGAACCAGACCGAACATCCCGACCAGCATCGCGAACAGAGCCGTTAAATTAACTTTCAAATTTTTCATTACACACCTCTTTGGAATTTTACGATTGCTTTCGGTCCAATCGCTTAACCGTTAATTCGATGCCACATAAAAAACCTTTCTGACAAATCCATAGATCATTCCGAACGCGAATCCAGACGCCCAAAATAGAAAAGCTTGTTCAACAACTTCTATAGTTAAAACAATCTCAGGACTCATGATGTCAACCTTATTCCGGTATTGAACCCATGAAATGCTGCTAAAATCATCAAAATTGAAGAAATTATTAGTGTTATTTGGTCAATATCTACTTGTAAGTTAGGCTCCGCTCCTCCCACATCGCTATTCCACCATTCTGAATCTTCTCCATTTTGCATCCCATCCAAATCGAAATCCCAGTTAGACCAACTATTATCAACCGGGCACGAGAAAAATACTGTAGTTGTTTCATTCTCGGCCCTTATTGCATAAAGACACGGCCCATCCGTTATCGCTGCATACGTGGTTTCTTGATAACACTCCCTATACTCGTTAGTAGAAATCACTACGAATCCATAATTGATGTCACTTTGCCACATGCATCGATGTGGGAAAAACGATGCACTCTGCGCTTCTCCCCCAATTAGGAGAAACGCTATTACAACAATTACACGTGAATAATTCACGCCGCTTTAACCTTTCCTGTTCCCTGTACCAATTTTGTGAAAACAGGAAACCCGATTTCTAAATCAGAATACCTACCGATCCGAATACTCTGAGGTGACAACTGATAAAAACCCGGCTGATACGCTATTGGATTTCCCCTTTCATCTTTTGCCAATATGAAAAGGAACTGACGAGGATACGGCTCAGGTTTACCATCCCGACCCAGCAGGAAAGCATAACCAGCTTGCTTGAAATACGGACCTCTTTGGCCCTCTTTTTCAATAACGTCTACCGACTGTATTTCGATTTTAATCATTTTATCAAACCCTCTTAGTTTGCATTAATTTCTTTCCTAGGAAACATGTTCTTTTAACATGCTATCAATCCCTTTTCATAAAACCATTCTGGAACCTTTACCGGTTTTGCTTCAATAACCCTTATCAAGGGAATAATATTCGTGTGCTCTGTCGACGGGTTAGGGAAATTTATATCTATACCCGTTTCGTTTAATATTTTTCGATGCCTGTAGTACGTATTTTTTGGGAGCATTTCGCGCAGGTTACAGCCCTGCCGCCACAACAAATATGTGCTTTGCACTACCCTTGGCAAATTAACCATTTCCGCATCAATTAAACTGAATTTAGTATTCATCTCTAATCTACCCATGTACTTTTGGAATAGCCGTTCTATTACCTGTTCTGTGAGGTGGCTACCTTTTCTAATGCCTAGTTCTTTTAGTTCTAGGCTCATTAATCTTAACTCGGCACGAAGTTTGCCTTTCAACCATTGTTCTATACCTAAACCTCTTAATTCTTCCGGTAATCTATGAGATTTCTTTTTAGCCGATATTTCCCTGAGCTTGTTATAGAATTTTATTGCCCATCTACGTGAATGTTTTTGCAGGTAAACCGTTCCCTTATCCTTAAGTGCCCTGCCTGTTCTAGTCCTGCACCGCATTTCTGCGGCATGTAACCACGACTCAACTGATTCATCGTTTCCCACATCATAAAGTTGATTTATATCAACCATTCTGATATCGAAATCTCCCTTACTAATCCTTGCTTCAGTTTGCTCCTTACTACTCCACCCCTCCAAATGTTCAAAATAAATATTGTAAACCTTTTGAAACGATTTAAGCAGTAACAACTTTATATCCCTACTGCCTGCAACATTATGGCCCTGTAGGAATTTAGCCAAATTCCCATCGAATTCTAGCGTATCTATAAAACGATAATTCCCAATTGTACTAACACGGCCGGCCGACTTTACTTTTAATACAGATTCATGGGAGCCCCTAATTTCTAATTTTTTCTCCATTGTCCATTCAACTTCGCCATCCGGGTAGATCCCCAGTACACGACCTGCTGGTAATGGCGTGTGAAGAAACGGAACCATACCCCTTGCCCAATCAATCATATTCGTATATTCATATAATAGATGAATATACTCATATACATATGTAATTTATAAATGTCAATAGTTATATGAAACAATTCACACTCGAAAAGACCATATAACACACCTGATAAATATAATCTCTTTTATATACAACAACTAGCAACTCATTAGGAACAGAATAGAAACAACTAGGGTGCAGAAAAGTACCAATAATGGAACTAATGTGCAGTACTACCTTTACCGCACATCAACAAATCAGAACTCCAATAATCCGAAAAACCACTCTCAGGATCCTAAACGCTTTTTTCGGGCCCCTTTTCTATAGGCTTTAATCTCAATAGCTTTTTAGGACCTCCCTACCTGCCTCCGGCGCCCCTATCTCACCTAAAACCATAGTCACACCAAGCCAAACCCGTTATAGACGCGTGAAGCGGCTTAAATTAAGGATTAAACAGTAAAAGCTATTGAATTGAGATGTATCTCAAACTCTCCACCGGTATCAACGCTCGATTTGACTAGCGGGGATCCGCGTCTCGAAGTAACCAACGGAATCCCAGGTTCAGGACGACCGGCGCAAAAAAACATATAGCTGTCGCTCTGAATAGATAGGATATGTCTCTTTGTGCGCCTTTCAGTTTAGCAACGAGCTAACCAAGTAAAGATTCTTTTTTTTGCGAAAGTCCTTAAATTCATTAGATATCACTTCCGGGGGATATGCGGCAAAACAGATATATCGCTAATCAAAAATAAAGAAACTTGACTTGGTTACCTTCGTCGCTGATAAAGAAGCGCAACAAACAGACATCAATCAATCAGGAGTAAACATGATGAAAATGAAAAACAGCGTACTGGCGAGCAACTTAGAAATCTTAATCGATAAGTTGCGGGAACTTGAGCAAAACACCGATGACGATGCAATCCTGAATCACTTTGAGGACGCGATAAACCATCTCAGAAAAGCAATTGACAACATACCGCCCTGGAATGAAGGAGACGACCTCCAGGAACCCGAAAACGACAATGGTCAACAGGATATGTTTAACGACCGGAAGGGCGGAAAAATTGTACCCCATACGTACAAAAACGCTGACGGTCCACTTTTCGGATACGTTACGGAAGCACGATCGAAAAAACCGCCACAGGCAGTTACCAGGGATGTTTCCGCTGAGGACCCCTGGAGAGAAAATTTCGATAAAGACTCTTGGGAAAATGAACTAATACTGTTTGGATTCACCACCAAATAATCAACCCCGGGCAGGGAAGCCCTTTCCCACTCAAATCATAACGGGATAAGGTAAGGTGTTTTGCTTCCTGTTTCGATTGTTCTTTTTTTTCCCAAACTGTAATTGTAAGACGTGCTGCATCGGACTGCGTCCGCTACAGCACGCCGCAACAATTACCATAATTACGATGCTCAAAATAGCGAATAATCGAACCGGGACTAGAAAAACATCCTTAAGCTTTATCCCGTTCTTTTCATGATTGCAATACGCCACCGGCGGAACCGTTGAATAACTTCCTTTCCTAATTCTTAACTCTCCATCGAATACCGGTATTTCATCCCGGAAAACTTGTTCAGTATCATACGACGAATATAAATCAGTGGCTCTGTAGTACCAGGATTCTAAGAACGTGTGCCGATTTTCTGTAACCCCATAATAAACTTTTCCAATATGAAATTTCGGTAACTGCACCCTTATTCCCACCGCCGATAAAAAACTACCAACCAACGGAATTTTATATCTGTCTGTTCGAGTGCAAACCACCATATGTTCGCAGAGCGTGTCCCTTAGTTGCCTATCAATTATTCCAATATTCTGAACTATAAAAAATATATCCCACCTTTTTTTCCGAGAGTGTAGAAACCAATCAATTATTTTTTGCCTTTCTTTGTCTTGCCAGGTTCGAGAATTGAATATTGTTCCCACTTCATCGAGTACAATCGCTCCGTACTTGTTTTCATTCAATTCATTCGAACCCATCCCCAACGCTTCTAAATCTTCCGAAGTGGGTTTATCCGGTAATCTAACCACAGATCGTTTAGACCTCGGCCCTATCATTTTTTCTATGTCTAAATCCAAATTGGATGCAACCCTACGCCTTGCCCATAAATAATCCCTAATACGGCCTACAGACGCTAAAGTTTTTCCAGAACCAAGTTTCCCAGTCACGAAATATATAGCCATTTTTATACCCTTGTATACATTCCGATTATTTGTGTTTTCCACGCATACACCCAGGCAGCTAATTTCGCGATCGCTATAGCAGCTATACAATCATTTGTGTTATCCGGTAACATCCCTAATCCTATAGCCCAATATCCGCTCGGGTATGCAACCAACAAACCCACCATTACCGCATCTAAAGCTTCTTTAAGTAACACCGCAACGGCTATGACCGCTAA